TTACCATGCTTCAATGGGTCGCCTGCAAATGGCTGCTGGTGGAAACACCGTGCAGGATCTTGGCAACGGGCCAGTGCTGCAGTTCCTTGGCTATCCAGTGCGGTTCATTCAGACTCTGCCATCGACAGCAACAAGCGCAACGAAGATTGCCTACTTTGGTGATCTTGCAATGGCCGCAACGATGGGCACTCGCCGTGGTGTGACGCTGCGAGCGGACGAATCGCTGTACTTTGCTCAAGACGCTCTGGCGTTGCGAGTGACAGAACGATTCGACATCAATGTGCATGAACGCGGAACAGCTTCTGTTGCAGGTCCACTGCTCATGATTCAGATGGGCTAATAGTTGAGCCACTCGTCGCTCCGGGTGGACCCGGCCGGAACGTTGGCTTGCTGGCGTTCCGGTCTTTTCAAAACCAATTGCACACATTTTCATAAGGTGATCACATGAAAGCAAATCAAAGAACTCAGGCAGTGATTGCACTGTCAGCACAGACGGCGGCGGCAACGGCAACGGTTGCTGGAACTATCGTAGACATGAAAGACTGCGATTATGCGACAATCATCCTCGCGACTTCAGTTGCGGCGAACACAAACGCAGCACCCGTCGTCGTCAAGATTCAGGAATCCGACACCACAAACACGACAGACTTCACCGACATCAGCACCAGCACGATGCAGTTGTCCGTGACGCTGTCAACGGCGACTGGCAGAGATGCAAAGTTTCACATCAACAACGACGGCACACGAAAACGTTACGTGCGTTTGTTCGCGACACCTGGCACGCACACGACAAACAGCGTGGTCTCATTGGCTGCGGTTGCAGAGTTGATGATGGACACGATGCCATCAGGCACCACAGGACAGGCCGACTTTGTCGCAATTGGCTAATCACCCCTAAACACCCGGAGCAAACGAGTGACCTTAAAATCTGTGAAGGTGTGCGGCATGATGACCTCGCCGCGATACATCAATTGTTTTTGTCGAGACTACATAGACGCGGCATTCGTGGCAGCAAAGATTCCGCTGCAGGATTCGCAAGGCGTGTTTTACGGCCAGTGTATGCAGCGGATGTTGCAGCACGCTGTGGAAAAAGACGTTGATATTGCCGTGATCTGTGACGGTGACTCACTGTTCACAGATCGCGACATCATGCGATTGCTGCAGACCTTGGAAGCCAATCCGCATATCGACGCACTGGCATCCATGCAGATCCGGCGTGGAAACAAAACGATGCTGGCAAGCATTAAAGGGCAATCAACAGCAGAGGTGGGCGGAACTCCGCTGCAGGTTTCGACCGCACATTTCGGGCTGACTGTGATTGATTTGAAGAAACTCAAGGACGTTGAAAAGCCTTGGTTTTGGTCAAAGCCAGATGAGAAGGGCGAATGGGGCGACCTTCGCATTGATGATGACATCTGGTTTTGGAAGCAGTGGGAAGCGGCTGGCAACACGGTCTATCTTGATCCGCAAACGCGAATCGGGCATATGGAAGAAATGGTCGTCATGGTCGAGCCGAACACATATGAAGCCGTTCACGCATACCCGAACGAATGGATTGACTCATGCAGGTCGAATTGATGCAGGACTGGCGCGGGTATCGCGTTGGGTCTCGGTTTGAATTGGATGTAATTGGCGGAGGCGTCTTTGATGTTTTGCAACGGAACAACGTGGCAAGATTATTACCCGGACCGGGCGACGCGGGAGAAGGATCAAGAAATCCGCCATACGGTTCGAGTGGTGACTCCTCCGACGACCGAGCCAGTGACGATCGCAGAGGCCAAGGCACAGCTCAGCATCGCGGCAAGCGACGATAGTCACGACACAGAGCTGGCGTCGATGATTGCAGCGGCTCGCGAGGAATGGGAACGAGACACCTCAATCGCATTGATTACGCGAACGCTGGAACATCGGCTGCCAAAGTTTCTGTCTACCGTCGTTTTGTCGGTGCGGCCAGCAATTGCAGTTTCCTCAGTGACTTACGTTGACACAACAGGAACAACGCAAACCGTTTCATCGACCAATTACTACCTGGACAGCGACGAGGTGCGTTTTCTTGACACATTTGTAAAACCAGATGTGCAGGACAGAAGCGAAGCGGTCAAAATCACCTACACGGCCGGATATGGCAGCGACTCCCGCGCGTGTCCGGAACTTGACCGCATGGCAATCAAATTGAGTTTGGCCAATCGATTTGAAGACCGCGACATGATCGCAGCATCTGGCGAGCGACGGGCGTATGAGGCACTTGTCGCAAAGAAGATGAGGGCAAGTTATCCATGACCTTCCGCCCTGAACGAAAATTTCGACTTGGAACGATGCGGCACCGAATTACGGTGAGCGTGGAAGGCACGACACAGGACGGAGCCGGGCAGCCAGTTGTGACGCTTAGCACTTGGTTGTCAGATGAGCCAGCGAAGTACGAGCCAACGACAGGTGGTGAAGGAGCACGAGGGCGACAAGTGGAGGCCGGAATCAGTGCCATATTCACAGTGCGTTATCGGGACGGCTACACGCCAGAAATGGCGATCGACATTGACGGGCAACGTTTCTGGATCGTCTACGTTAAAGCAGTTCAGGGCATGGATCGCTATCGAGAACTTTATTGCAAATCGGTGGTGCTGTAATGGCTCGAGTTTCGATTGGGATGGAGCTTATTGATGGCAACAAATTCTTGAAGCAATTAGAGCAACTGGAATCTGTCATTCGAAGTACGGTTATTGAGAACGCAATACAGGCTGGAACGGTGCCAGTTGAAGCGGCCATGCTTGCCAACACGCCAGAAAGTGACGGTTCACGCAAAAAACAATCAACAAAAACAAAACGTCGCTGGAGTGGTGCAAAAAAACTCAAAACGACGATTCGATCAGTAGTAAGGCCAAAGAAAAAACTGGGTGTGTTGATTGGCCGGATTGGTTTGGTCGGGCCTTCTTACAGTGACGGCGGCGGGCATGGAAACCTGTTTTCAAAAGATCATAAGCGAAAGGTTTTGTGGGGGCGTGATGCTGGCACAATTCGCAAGGTCAATCAGTTTGTGAAGAAAACGGCAGACGAAACAAAATCAGCGGCATCGGCGGCCGTGACTTCGTCTTTGAAGTCAGGGATTGAAGCCGCAGCAAATCGGATGGCAAAATAATGGCGGATCTCGGTAGTGCAGTCAGGGGGTATCTTGCGGCGAATGTCGGCGTTGCTGCCGCTGTATCGACTCGCATATTCCCGGATGTACTGCCGCAAGGATACACAATCAGGACAGGCGGAGCGTTGACGTACACGGTTATCAGTACGACGCACGATCACCTCATTAATGGATTGTCTGGAATTGCCAGAAGCCGAATCGAGTTTACGGCATTTGCCTCAACGCGGGCTGGCGCGAACCTGATTGCGGAAGCGGTCAGGGCAAGTGATTTACAGGGCTATACCGGAGCAATGGGCGGCGTTTCGATTGAATCTGTAATGATCACAGGAGGTATCCAGACGCTGGATGAGCGGCCGACTGATGGATCACAGGAGCATCGATATTTAACGATTTTTGATTACATGATCGCATATCAGGAAACGGTGTAAAATGGCAACGGGGACACGATTCAAAACAGGCAACACAGCCACGATTACTCTCGGCGGAACACAGACAACTGGCATTACTACGGCGTGGGCTGGAAATGTTGTTTCGATTAATCCAGGCGAATGGACGCTTGGCGAACGTGATGTGACATTGCTGGCAGACACTGGATATCTGCGAAATGATCCGCACGATTTAGCCACGCCAAACGAGATCAGCGGCGTCGTCCGGTTTAATCCATCGTTGGGACTGCCGCCGATCGATGGAGCCGTAGCAACTGTAACGGTAACGCTTCCGCAGCTCAGCACAGCAACCAGCGGCGTTACACGCGGAACGATCACAGGCAAGGCGTTCTTCAGCCGTGTTGCGTTCCCTCAGTTGGCAAACAACGAAACGATGGATTGTGAGTTCACCTTGAAAATGACTGGCGAAACCCTATCACAGACACGAGAGACATGATGCAAATCAAATTGATTGACCACATCGGCGAAGCTCCTAACGGATCGCCAGTGGATCACGAGCAATGGATAGTGTTTTGCGATGACGTGCAGGTCGGATACTTGCCGAAATCGCCTGACGCATGGCTGCAGTGCATTGTGTCATTTAGCGAAACAACAAAGGCTGAATTGATTCAGGCTGTGAATGAAACAGCAGCGTTAAAAATCGGCGGCGTTGTTATGCCGGTCGATCCCGATCTCGAACCAAACGAGGATGAAGAGTAATGACACTAACGAGAGCGACGTTAGGAAAGTTGACGAAACGAGCAACAAAGGACATTGAAGTTTGCGGGCATCAAGTAAGACTTCAGCGGCCGACACCACTGGAGCACTCGCAGTATCAAATGTCTTTGGTCGACAAGGACGGTAAATGGAACGCGACGAACCTAAACGATGCAATCATGCTGCTGACGGCACGCATGTGGATCGATGAAGAAGGCGAGCGGTTGT